TAAATCCCCGTTCTTTGTGCCAACCGTCGATAACATCAACGTTGACTTTTGCGCCGGGCTTGGTTGCGGTACAATGTACAATCAAATCCGTAATCGTCCGGGTTGTTTTTTGTTCCTCCAAATACTTTAAAATCTCTATTTGGTTCATTGTTCGCCCTCCTTTTCTTTATCGTTAATAATATCGTTATCATGTTCCCGTTGGTATCTCTCAATTATCGGTTGCCAATATCCCGGCAATACCCGTGTAAACTCCAACCGGATAACGTGGTAAATAATACGCAACGCAACCTTTGTGGGATATGCTTTAATAAGGTTGCGGAATGCGTTTTGCAAATATACATACATAAAAACATAAGTAAGCGATTTAATTACTACTTTGGCGGCTTCATTATCGCCACATTGCAGCATTACCGAATAAATAACGTGTATAATGGTAACATACAAAAGCAATTCCGCCAATGCGTTTTTAAACTTACTGAAACGAAAGTTTTTGCAATGCCTTACGCTTACCCCATCCGCCCGCATACCCGCCCAAATATTGAAAGCAAACATTATAATCAATGCGTGCATAAATCCCGCCGTTGGGGTTAAATAGGCTAAAACCGGGCTTAACGACGTGGCGAATATCATACGCCATTGTTCCCATGTAAAAATTTTCTCCATATCATCAAATTGTTATGCCGGGGATTGCTCCCCGGCGGTTCTTTACTTCGTTCGTAATACTAAATAATTGGCGTCGTCCGTGTTGTAACTTACAAACAACTTTCCGTTTTGCACGGTATCGGTCAACAATACGGCGTTGTCTGTTTGCTCTACAATTTCCACGTTCAAACCCTCCATAAAATCCGGTAAATTTAACGCAACCCGGCTTTGTACACTTTGGCAATGCGAATAGATAATATAACTATTGCCGTCCTTATACCAATATAATTGTCCCGGATTTGCCGCCGGGTCAAAGTAAGAAATATAATAGTTTATTTCCTTGAAATAGGTATTAGGCAAATTGTACCCATCATCCGCAAACGGCGACGTATTGATTGCAGCAATATAAAATTTATTGTTATTCGACGGGCTAAAACTTCCTAACCTATAATGCGCATCGTTGGCGTTGGGGGCAATTGGAATGTTTGCGTTACGCTTTGCCGGGATTGTTTCCCCGCTTACAAGCGATAACCCCGCCGCCATACCTACCAAATACGTGTTATCATTTGGGTTGTGCAACATGGCAATCAATCGGTCAATCGGTTTGTCAACGTCTTTTAAGTACGTGGCATTCCTAAAGAACGAATAACCCTTTGAACCTAACGACGGCGAATTAAACGGCTTTTCTAATACCGTGCCGTTGCTTGCGTTTGCGGCTTTTGGTATCATAAACATAGCCTTATAATTACCCGTATCGACGAACGTTTGTTGTTCGGTCGCTCCGTAACTTTGGCACTCAACTTTGCGGCGTATGTCAATCGTCGTATTAACGCAACATTGCGCCCCCTTAAAATTATAACTCCACGTAAACCGTGCCATTTCAACGGCTCCGGTTAAATCCGGCGTACCTATTGCGCCCGGCGTTGGGAACCACGTTTCAATACTTGCGGGGTCGTACCCGGTTTGGCTTTCTGATACCGTGAAATCGTCGCCCTCGTAATCTCCGGGTTCGGTTAATTCCCGCCCGTCGATATAAAATTTGCGGTTCTCATGCTTCATTATTGGGCGTAATTGTGTCGTCGATTGCGACGCCACGGTTATTGGGGTCGTAACCGTTCCCCCGCTTACGTGCGTTAATGCAGTAATAACCGGGTTATTTGGCGTTTTCCATCCCCTTGTATCGTTGCCCTCGGTTCCCCGTGTAATAACGGGCAACAAATAGATTGAGGAACCAACAACGTTGCCGATATTATATTGACGGTCTAATTGGTCTTTCCACAACGCCCCAATATCGGCGGTTGTCAATCCCACGGTATTTGGAACGACCGGGATAACGTACCCATGTTGGGCGTACAAATGCCAATATAATGAACTTTGGAACAACGGGGCGGTACTATCCGAATGATTGGAAACAAGGTTTGCCGACGTCATTAAATCCGCATCGCTCAACGTGTTTAAACCAACATAAGCCGCACGGGGCGATAATAACGTATTATCGTTTATATAATACCGCAACAAAATATCTTTCGTGTCGTTGTATTTGGCACGTACATAGAAAGCGTTTGCGCCTCTATTGGGTTCCGTATCATAAATATGTACTTTGGTTATCTTACCGCTAATTTCGCCTTTTAACATGGCAATATCCGTTTCCATTTCTTTAAAGTCGTAATAATCGCCCTTGTTTTTCCATTTCAAAACCGGGGTATTTGCGTTATTCGTATTTACCAAAATATAAGCGGTTCCGGCGGGTATTGCTAATTGACCGTCAACCAAATTATCCGAACCGCCGAACGGCGTTATTATTGGGAATTGGGAACCCAACATTACGCCCGCCGAATTGTAGTAATACACGTATGATATATTAGTATTTCCACCAATGCCGGACGATACCAAATATATACGGTTTGTATCTGCAATGTCAAATCGGGTATAATGAAAATTTGCGTTTTCCCGTGGCGTTCCGTCCGTGTGAATGAAATATCCCGGCGTATCGCTCGTTTGCGCAATTGGTTCTAATTCTGTCTTTCTAACAACGTCGTCAATCTTTATAATCGTTCTATCTTGTACGATACGGATTTGATTGTAATTTAAGCCGTTGGAACCTGTCGATTTTCCAAACAACAACGCCGCATATTGTGCGCCTGTAATATAATCTCCGGTCGTATTATATCCTAAATACGTTTCGTTTTTGAGGTCGCCGGAATTATAGAACAAATAAAACTTACACGTTGCACCCTCCACGATAATTGGTTTGTCTGATAACAATTTGATAATAACCAAATCAAAATTATGAGACGGTTTAATGTTCCCGTTATCGGATGCACCGCCGGACAATTCGCCGTAATGGTTCGGTATAACAAACGGTTCGCCTATATAGGTCGCAACGTCCCGCATCTTCATATTAACGGGGGAAATATCTACTTTATTCGTATTCAATTCCCGTTTCGTCGTTTTTATGAAAGCCCCCATATAAGAAACCGAACAATTAATATACAGATACTTTACGCCGCTACCAATATAAAACATTCGGTCAACTATTACGGTTTGTCCGTCGCCCGATGTGCGATAATTAAACTTTGCCAAAACAACGTTATTTTCGTCCGTCATTGCACAACTCCACATCGTCCCGGACGTGTATGTATATCCGTGCAATACCTTACCCACATAGCCGGAAACGTCCAATTTGTAGCATTTATAGTTATCGTTTGCAACCATACCCGGAACGTTGGAATTAAACCATTGCCCGATTATTGGTTCCGGCGTAATATCTTGGTCGTCGAACTTTACCGCCATATTATAAGTATCGCTAAATACTTCTAATGCGCTTTGGTTCAATACTGATACCTCGTTGCGGTCGGCTCCGCTTGCATATTGGCGAACCCTCAAATTTGCGTACCCGTCCGGGTTGTCTGCCTTGCGCAAATTAATTACACAAAGTTTTGCACCCGACGGAATAATCCCGGTTTGGTTAGATCCTATATATGTGCTTTTAATATGTGTATCATCAAAATACACAAATCCAGCGTTGGCGGCTATATTTGCGCCTACTAATTCCAACTTTCCCGTTGGGTTATAAATTCTCAACGTTACGGCGTCCCATTGAGGATGTGCAATATAACGACCCGTCCCGCCTAAATAAGTATATATATGCCCTAAATCAACGGGTAAATACCCACTATATGCCATATCGTAAACCGCACTATTTCCAAAATCACTATTTAATAAATTTAACTCGGTTGCAACCCAATTGCCGGACACGTTGTTAAACGCAACGGCGTTTTTGGTTACTTCATAACCGCCAAAATTGGCATAAACTCCACTTTGTCCGGCAATGTAAAAAACGTTTTGGTCGGGCGTCCCCGGTACGGTGTCCGGCGTGGCAATCCCGGCAAACGTCGCATTTGCCCCGACTTGACTAATTAACGTTGTCAACGTGTTTTGCAGCACTTGACCCGTAATTTCTTGGTTCCCGTTTGTCTTAATAACGGACGAAACGGCGGCTTTCAATTCTTCGTAATTTCCCATACTGATAAAAATTAAACAACATCATTGTTATTAAAGTCATTATTAAAGTCTTTATTGTAATCGCCCCCGGTTGTTGGAATAACGCCCCGTCCTATTTTCTTAACAACCGTTGCGCATTCAAATTCACATTCAACGGATGCTAAATTGCCCTGCGTTTGCCATTTGGGGGTAATCAAAAACGTATCGCAATCGTATTTCCTGCCTTGACTGTAAACCGTTACAAAATCACTCATGCGGATTAATCGCATTACGTCGCAAAGGTATTCGGGGGCTAAAAAGATAAACCGGAACGTCTTTTCTGATATTTGTTTTTCCGGGAAAAAATACCCGTCCCGCTCTTCGCCCTCTTCCTCAAACTTGTATTCCGGTTTCCCCAACTCGGTACACACATAAACCCGGTTTTTGAATTGGACGCCCTCGTAAACGATTTGTCCGCCGTCAACTTCCATATTGGCGACGTCGCTCCATTCAACGCACAAATAACCGTCCATTCCGCCGGAAATCCATGTAAACACATCGGAATAATACCATTGTACGCCGTCATATATCCCAATCATATACCGCCCCTCCGGGAAATCTAAAGCCATCGGCAACAAACCGGGGTAAACAATAACATCATAACCGTAATTTGCAAACCGGACAATCTGCAATCCGGTTTCCAACATCGGCGTTGTTATGTCCGCCAAAATCCGGGTAAATTTATAATCATACAACCGAACCGATACAATGTTATTTGAACGGGTCGGACGTATGATTTGAAACGGCAATAATTTATTTATAGGCGTAAATAACGGGTAAACATCGCCATACGCATACGATTTTTTATAATCTTGGTATTGCGGACTTTCATAAAACGGCAATACCGACAAATTGTTATTCGGTGTCATACTTCAAAGTTGTTTTAATTGAACGACTGCACAAATTTACGCTTAATTTATCAACTTGACCGTTACCGATATACGTTTTTATTAGTTGCATCGGGTTTGGGTCGTCATTTGCCGGAAAACTAAACGTTTGTTTCTTCTTTCTCTCAATACCGTATGCGTAAACCTCGGAACCGTTTATTGATACACGACGGGCGGGTAAATCATACATCCAATACGGGGATTGCAAATTGATAAACGCCAAATATCCGTTTTGCAAAAAGTATTCGACGCCGTTTATTGTTTGGCGGGTAAATGGCAATATCCATTGCGACCCGGACGTTGGCGGAACGGCGGCAAACAAGGCGAACCCGTCGGAACTCATATTGCCGGGGTTTAACAACATCATATCAATATCGGACGTAAAGTTTGATATATTAATTTCTTCAACCTTTCCCGGCGTTACATACTTGCTAATTACTTGTATCGGCAATCCCTCAAAAGCTGCCGTAACGTCGTCCATCCATTCAAATTGGTAACGTTCGGGCAAATCGACCTTATCAAACGAATATTCCGACGTGTTGAACGCCCACGGTTTCCCGTTTCGCAAATTCAATTCCTTTGTCAAATCGTGGCTTAACACAACCCCGCCGGAATAGGAACCGCCATTGCGGAAATATTGGATATGCTCAATTTTAAATTTGCCGTCCTCAATAAACCAATAGCATTTGAAACAATCCCGTAACATATTGGTAAATTGTTGTAAGGTCGTCGGGGCTTTTTGTGCGGGTTGCTGATATTCGCCGTTTATAATGTTTGTTTTCTGCGATACAAGCAAACGGAAATTCAACCCGGATATTGGATTGTTTCCGCCGTATAAAAATTGGCTATATTCCGCCGTGGCTGCGTGGGTAATACCCGGCGCAATCTGATTGAGCAAAACAGATATACACGACGCAACCGGGAACGCATCCCGCAAAGTATATTCTTTCCTTGCTTTTTCCTCTAATAACCAATCCATCAAATAAAACCCAAACCACAACGACGCATAACGCCACGTTGACCGGGCGATTGGATAAAACGTTTGTCCGTATATGGAATAAGGGGGCGCAAAATACTTTCCGTTGTCCGCTAATCCCCACTCGGTCGGCGTATCTGAAAAGTTATTCGATATAAACGCCACGTCGATTGCGTAACCAATTGCACGCCTATAATTACGGTTATTATCAACTATATCATCGGCGGGCAAAGGATATGTGTTTAAATCGCCGATTTTCTCAACATCAACCAAATATCGGGCGTAAATATTATAACTTTTCATATCGGCGTGCATCGTTCTGGTTGCGCCGGAACCCTCAACGGCGGTTAAATCAAACTCCAACGTATCAAAAGGTTCTTGCGTTATCTTTGAATACCTAAACATTGCCACATCATCAGATTGGCGGCGTATTTCAACCATTGCAACTCCAAAAGGTAGCCCCCCCGAAATTCGTTGTTGTGAAATATAGATATAATAATTTACATTTAATTCCGGGTATAATTTACCCTCGAAAACGTCCGCACTTGCACCCGTCGCCATTCGCCCGGTATAAAGCCCGGATATTACCGCCGGGGAACCGTTGGACGTAATTTGTATTTCTTTCAAAATATTACATAGTGCAAAATGATAGGTTTGTATTAATGCGTTTTGGTCGGTCGTGGCGTTTGCGTCTTGCTCCCAATTGGTACCGCCCAAAAAACACGAAACAATACTATCGCCCGGAACATATATTTGAATAAGCGGGCGTTTGTTTATCGTTATCCGTTGAATTGCTGGGGCTAACGTTATTAAATTGTATTCCTTTTCCAATCCCGCCAACACGTCGTTATAATCGTCGATTGCGTCCGGTTGTACAACAACCTTTTTATCGTAATCGGTAAACGTGCAATCGGTTTTCATAAATTTGCCTTGAAAGTATTGGAACCATGTATGCCCGCCGTCGTCGCTCTTTTCAATGCAATACAAAAATTCATTGTCGAACGATTGACGGTTTATATAATCGTAATCATCCCGGACAAAGGTAATTTTGCCGGATAATTTGGCACGATAAAACCGTTGGTTGGTTTCTAATTCGTACTCCTTTGCCAAATCGTCCTTATAAATCGGATGCACGGTTTGACCTTGTAAGACGTTCGGGGCGTCCAACGTTCCCAATCTCAACCATGCCGTCCCGTTTGCGTATTGTAATTTATGCACATTAAACCGGATATATGCGGCGTTGCTCGGTATGTCAAATTCCGTATTTGTGGCGGTCGGGTCGCTCCCCCAACCGCCGATAATCTTTTTATTGCTGTCGTAAAATGCGCCCCCGGCTTGCGGCGTGTAATTCTGAAACAATTTGCGGGGGTACACGTTACTAACCGGGACAAAAGTACGGGTATAATAGAAATTTGTATTATTCCCGTTAATGTTTCCGGTCGTGCTACTTATCGCCCCGTTTGCCAAAAACGCATTTACAAATGAATGTCTATAAATCGGGTTCATATCAATTTTTAATTTTACGTGTCAAATTCTTGTAAACCTCAATAACATTGCCGTTGCCATCGACGTAACGACGGCGGCGGTTTTGTTCTTTAATCTCCCTTACATCGTTTTTCAAATCTCGCAAATCCGGGGCGTTGTTTTGTTGAACCGTTACATTAACGCCGTCGGTATTATAGGCGTTAAGGTATTTTTGGGCGAACGTTCCCCGGTTCAAACTATTAATTACGTCCGGAATTATCCGGCGGAACCTCCGGGAATTACGTTTATTGATAACGGCGAAAAATTCCCCGCCCTCGGCACGCCTCCGGGTTCCATCCGGTTTTGTTCCTAAATCCACATCGTCCCCGGATTGGTGGGAACCGCCCGCCAACATTTCAACCGTACCATCGCCGTAACTTTCCGAACCCCCGGCGTTGGCGGATTTGGATAATTGGGCGGCTTTAATTTTGGCGGCGGCAAAGGAACCCCACATTATCGCAATAGCCGGGATTGCAAACGGGAACCCTAATTGCGACCAAATCAAAGCGGACGCCGTTACAAGGTTTCCGATTTGTTGGATTGTTTGGATTGCTTGTTGTGCCTTTTGCGCCTTTTGTTGCTCCTTTAGGGCTTTTTCTTGGTTCTTTTTGGCTTGGTCTAACTCCTTTTGTGCCATTGCTACGTTATTGGCGTAACCGTTCGCCCGTGCCTCTAATTCCGCATCTAATCGGCGTTGGCTTGCGTCAACCTCTTTGTCGGCGGCGGAAACGGCGGCGTCGGCGGCTTGTACCTTTGCATCCAAAAAACTATTTAATTGCTCAATAGCAAAGGAAACGGACGTACTTATTGCCTCCTTTTGGTCGTCGTCCAAATTCAGCCCAAACAACCCGTAAATATCGTTTCCCCGTTCGTCGCCTTTGCTTTTCTCAATTTCTTGGTTGATTTTCGCAATGGTATTTTCGATTGTCTTAACCTCGGCATCCGTCATTTTAACGCCCGCCGCTTTGTTCAACTCTAAAATCTTTTGCAACCGTGCCTTTTCTTGTGCCAACCGGAACCGGGTTTTGCGTTCCTCGGAATTACGGATTAAATCAAACTCGGACGCCTCTAACGCTTGTTGTTGGTCGAAAAGCATTAACGCCCGTTGTTGGTTTAACTCGGTCGTTTGCTTCAATACCTCGGCATCGTATTTGGCGTTTATGTCCTTTTCAGATTGGCGGACGCCCTCGGCTAATTGTCTATTTTGCGCCAATTCAATTGCCCGTTGTTGCTGCAACAACTGAATGCGCAAATTTATTTCCTCCTGCGAACCCTCACGGGCGGCGTCTAATTGTAATTGCGTCCGGTCGGCGGCGGCTTGCATTTTGTCGATTGTAATTTGGTCGTTCAATTCGCCCGAACTTTTTGCGTATTGTTGTTGCAAAAGTAATTGTTGGTTGAGTAATTCGGCAACTTGTGTTTCAGTTAATCCCCGCTCGGTTTCTAACCGGGTATTAATGTCTTGTATCTGCCTTTCATACTCAACCCGCAATTGTTCCCGTTGCTTTTCCGCCCCCTCTGCCATTAATGCAATTTGGGCATCCTGCGTTGCCCGTTGTGCCGACAATTCCGCCGCCCGTTGTTGGTTGGCAATATCTACCATATCAACCGCCAATTGTTCCCGTAATAAAACAATTTGGTCGTTCAATGCTTTGCGTGCCTTAACCGTTAAATTGGTTTCCGTTCTCAACTGCAATTGTATATCAGCAATCGCACGGGCGTTGGCGGCTTGGCGTTGCGCCCGTTGTTGGTCGAACGTGTTTTTAATTAAAGCAATCCGGGCGTCCTCGGCTTTCCGTAATATGTCGGTTTCGGCTTTGGCGGCGTCCCGGTTTTCTTGTAAGCGTTGGGCGGCTAATATTTTTCTTTCGGCGTCCAAATCCGCCCCCTCTGTTTTCAGATTAACGGCAATGTCAACCGCCCGCCCGGTATTATCTATTTGACCCTGCACGGCTTCAATCGCTTCGTCAACCTTGACTTTATCAATTTTGCCGTCTAAATCAACATCAATATAAACTTTCTTATCTCCACGGGCTTTGGCGTTATTGAGTTGTACCAACATATCGTTTAGTTGTTTCAACTTTGCCCGGTTCGCTTCCAAATCGTCTAATTCTTGACCGTAAAAACCAACGCTTTTATTGTGTGCCTTTGTGCGCTCGGCTAATATTTCGTCCTCAATCTTTCGGGTTTCGGACAATGAAGCGTTGCGGGCTTTGGCAATATTTAATTCCCGGTTTAATTGGGCGACACGTTCGTTGCTAACTCGGTTCATTTCGGTTGCCTCGGTTTCCAGATAATCCAACCAAACCTTTTGCGCCTCGTTGAGTTTTTGTTGGTTCTTTGCCGATTTGTCGGTATTAGAGGCAAACAGAACTAAAGCCCCTACAACCGTAACCAATGCCAATGCCAAAAGAACATACGGGTTTGCGGCGGCAATCAGATTGAAAGCCTTTTGCGCAATGGTAGCCGCCAACGTTGCCTTTGTTCCCTGCATGGTAACAAGGCGGTTATAAACTTGCGCTTTGCTCAATGCAGCCATTTGTAGCCGGGAAATACCCAACATGATTGCAGATTGTTTTTGTACTGCGTTTTGTATGGCTTGAACCCCGGTTGTAATGGCTATTGCTGCCTGTAATTTCTTTTGCGCTTCCTGCACTTCCTCGCTTTCAGACCCGAACAACTCCATTGCCCCGGTATATGCGGCAAACCCTCCGGACGCACCCGCCGCCAAACCTAACACGGCGTCCAAATTGGACGTATCGGACGCCATGCGGGTAATTTCATCGGTCGCATCCCTAACCGCATCTCGTAACATTGCGGTTTCTTTGCTCAATTGCTGATATTCGGCGGTTCCTTGTTTGCCCTCCAATCGTAACAATGCTAATTGCTTCGTTTGGTTCTCTATTTGGGTCGTCAACCCTTTTGCGGCGTCGGAATAGTTACCCACGTTTAACGACGTTTTCCCGGTCGCTTCCTGCAACCGTTTCATTTCCTCGTAAATCGCTTTTGTTTCGGCAACCAATTTGCGCCCCTCCTCGGTCGCCTCCCTTTCCTCAACCGTCATATTATTGAGGTATATTTTATTGATTGAGTATTGAGCGGACAAACGATTATATGAACCCTCGGCGGATTGGTTCAACCGGGTTGTCAACTTGTTTAATTCGTTCGCCTCTTTTTGCGCTTGCTTCAATTCCGCCAACCGTTTTGCGTTCTCGCTTTCCGCAAATGCCAAATCCTTTGCCGCCCGTGTCAATTTGTCGGTATCGGCGGACGCCCCCCGGATTGTTTTACGTCCGTTTTCGGTCGCCCCGCTTACGCCCTCCAATGCAGCCTTAACCGTTATCGCCTCACTCTTTATATTTTTTAGAGTGTTCATATAGGCGTCGGAAAGTTGGTCTAACTGATTAATCAACTTTGTAATCGAATCGTCCGGGCTTACAAGGTCGCTATATTTTATAGGGTTGTTATTATCTGCCATACTTAACGTTATTTGCGGGCAATTTGCCCCGTATTAAATTATCTTTTCTTTTCCATGTAGTTAATCAACCAAAGAAAAACAACGCCGCAAATCGCCTTATTTGACGCCGTTTTTATTTTTGGTTGGTTTCAACAACTCCCTTATCCGCTCAAATGCGTTGTAATACTCTAAAACGGTGTATTTCTTTGGCTCCGGTACGTGTAAATGTTGGGATATGGTTAAACACATATTTTCAAACTGTTTATCGTACTGAATTTCCATGTTATCGGAACCACTAAAAACAACCGGGCGATTGTACAACAACAACATCGTCGTTATTTTATCAATTTCCGCCCGTTTGTCCTCTGTATCGCCGTTTATAATCGCATCCAACATTAACATTGTGCGGTTGCGCAATTCGTCGTAATACTCTTTAACCGTCGCATCGTCGAACAACCGGGGGAAATACATTTGCAATTCTTCATCTATTTTTTTTTTGACCGCTTCCATTTGGGCGGTCAACTCTTTAACGGGAACATCGCCGAACATATCGACGACCTTTTGCAATCCATCGTCGGATAAATCGTTGTACGGTTCCCCGTCGATTGATTTAACCAACACGGCAAACGCCAAATGCTTTGGGCTTATTCCGGTTTGAATGAAATACACGTTTTGCCGCATATTATCCAATTCGATTGCCGCCAATTCGGGGGTTTTACTCCGGGCGTATCTTATTGCCTTTTCAATATGCGTGTCGAAATCCTGCAAATCGGAACCAATCCCGGCATCAACTAACAACATTTTATTGTACTTATGAAATCGCAACATCGGCAATTCGTCGATACTGTCGTACAACACAACCGCCCGTTCCCCTATCTTTGTCGTTTTCATAAGAGTATGCGGGTTATGACTGTTGAACAAAACGGAACCAATAACAATGCCGGGTTCCCGGTGCATATAGCAAACAGGACGGACAAAACGACCCCCGCCCACCATGATAAGCAAAAGCCGCAATTGAACATCTTAACAAAAAAGTCGTTGCCGTGAACTTGGACGTACTCAATAACGCCCCACTTTTTTAACAGGGTCAACAGGAACGCCGCCACGGTTGCCACGACCAGAACCCAAATAATGAAAGTTACCATATCGTTAAATGTTACAAGGTTGATTAACTGACAATACACCCTCAAAGCGAAAACCGCCGAATGGGTGCATTAAAAATTGATTATCTATTTCGTCCAACGTAAACCCACGGTACACGTTTTCCGCCAACTCATAAATCCGGTTTATTACAATCGTCCCGTCTTTCAGCCAAAAACCGCCATTTAGGACGGTCAATATTTCGTTCTTCAATGCCTCGGTATTCCGGTTGTTGAGTTGACCGGGGTAAACCTTGCGCAAATCGAACCAAACAATAAGGGAAAACGGGGCTTTAATCTCGCTTTGCTCTTTGGGAACCCAACCGACCGTTTGCGGGTCGTCTATCCAAAAGAACGAAAAATTGCCAATATTGGCATCCGGGGAAACGTCGATATAATCATTGTCGCCTCTCCATTCCGTCCCGCCCGCATATACGTTCGGGGTATAATAGCGTTTGCCCTGTATCACTTTGGCGATACGTTGCGCCCGCCCAAATGCGACGTCCAACCAATCGACGTTATCCATTAACCCGGTTTGTATGTTCCCTAAAACCCGGTCGATTAAAACCGGGTTGGGAATTATAGGGGTTGTTCTCTTATTCGTTGCCATATAATACGTTTTTTGCTTTCTTCATTAAGTCCGGGAATATATATTGCCAAATCAACGCCGCAATATTTTCGTCCGTCAATCCCAATATTTGCCGCCCGTACTTTTTTATTAAGTCCTCCGTTTTGAAATCCGACGCTTTTATTTCAAACTGTTTGTCGCCGACTTCCAAAAAAAACGACGCTTCAAAATCTCCGGTATCCCGTAACGTTACCCGGTTTGTCGGTTGTCCCTTTTCCTCCTTTATGGCTATCGTCAACGGCGAATACGGGGCGTAATCCATAATATCCACGCCCAAACGGTTAATACCTTGTTCAAACAATTGTTCCTCGGCATTCATATCAACAATATAGGCGTCATTGTCCCAAATGATTTGTTGAATGTATGCGCCGGACGATAACCCGTTGTTGAACGTGGCAACCCGGTTGCGTAAATCCTGTATTGACTTTAACCCCGCCATAATCTTACGTTGTCCGGTATTTTACACCGTGGTTATTACAAGTAAGGCAAATACGGTCGATACCCTGCGTATCCAACCGCAATGCCTCGTATGCTTTTTTAAGGTCATAACCCAAACCGCCGGGGCGACCCTCAACGTTGCCGTCCAATTCGTAAAGAATTTCCAACCGGGTTGCGTTTACTTGGTTCCGGTTTACCTTAACATCGGGGTTCATTGCCAACGTGCGCAACATGATTGCGGCGACCTGTCGTTGGATAACCGTTTGGAAAATTTGCCTTTCCTTAATGATAAAATCCGTTAGGTCGCAACCAACGGTTATTTCGCAATTCAACCCGTAATTCTGCGTATTGGTGTACATCGTCAACGCAATATCCCACAACTCCGGGTATTCGTCGAATGTTTCCGGGGCGTTCATCATAAACGGGGATACCTGTAAATACTTGGTTATTTCCCGCCAACGCTCCAAATCGACGTAACCCGTACACGTCCCGCACGGCTCCTGGCTCCAATCCTTTGTCATGTTAATTGCCTGCATCCCGGCGGGCAAATCGTTTTGGTTGTAACAAAGGAACCACGACCCCCCGGCGTTGTTTCCGGTACTGATATACGGCAAATAACAATCTTTCAACGGGAACCATTGAAAACCGCCGTTTGTCTGCGTAAAATTCAAATCAAACGTCTTTATCGGGCCAATTTGGGACGAATGGAAAAGATACATACGAACAACCCCGGTTGCGCCCGTCATTTGCAACCCGATTTGCTCGATTTTCATTGTTACGCCCATAGAACGAACCGGGACAATTTCAAACCCGACTAATTTATGATTATTCGGCAAAGTCGCCCGGATACGTCCCGCGCCGTCAAAGAACGTGCGCCGCTCCAACAGGTTCTTTGTTTCCTTATCCAATCCCTTCAATTGCGTGAATGTTTGTACCATTTGCGCAATACCGTTACGGGTCAACCGCTCCAAATAATCGGAAATGAAATTGTACGGTTGCCAATAGGGGTTGCCGTAATCGTCGTTAAAATCGCTTTCGGTCGGTTCCTCGTTTTGGTTGTCCCGTGCCGCAATCCAAACTTTGTTGTTGTGGCGAACCTTTGCCCCGGCTTTGTATTCCTTTGTCATATTCCAAACCGGATATTGAAAAACGAAATCATCCGGGACGATTGCCCGGACATTATCCAAAGTAACAAGGGGGTGCGCACCTTGAAACGTCAAACCGCTTTCCGTCTGCGTTAAATTGTCGTCTATCGCCTTTGCCGGGTCGTATGATTGTTCCCACCCGACGACGTGCAATAATGCGTCCTGTATTTCTTTAAGTCTATACATAAGCCCAAATATAACCGCCGCAAGTCTTTTTTATTCCCTTGCAACATTTAATAATATTACTATCATTCAAACCCGTTTCCCGTTGTGCATCTTTTACGGATAAAAAGGTTTTTATTAAATCGCCACAAGCGGAATACATCGCAATTTCTTTCGCTCGTTGGTGCAATCCGCCTAATCGCCCCGTCATATATACGCCAATCTTTTTATTTAGGCGTGATTTTGTTATTGGATTATTACAATTTTCTTTGGTTGTAACCCAACGCAAATTGTCCGCCCTATTATTCGATTTGTCGCCGTCGATATGGTCGATACATGGTTTGTTATCCGGGTTCGGAATGAAAGCCGCCGCAACTAATCTATGAATATTAACAGATTTACGAGTATTATTGCACAATACTACAACATTATACCCGTGCTTATTGGAAATGGCTTTAACCATCTTTGTATTATTACGCACGTTTCCGTAATTACTTATTTCATAATTTGGGAAATCGTATATTACTTTCCAACTTTCCATATCATTAATTAAAAAAAGGGGGCGGGGATAACCACCCCGTCCCCTCGGTTAAATAATTGTTCCGTTTTCCGGCTTATGCGCCTGCACCCCCGGCGGGAAATTCCCCGGCGTTGGTTACATATACGGGCATACCCAACGGTTCGTTCTGGTTGCGTGCTGCAATCTCGGCTTTGATAATCGGATTTGCCACGATGTCCGGTTTGCTGTTATATGCTACCATGTAGGCAACATCAACGCTAAATCCGAAATACTCCTTAACCGCACACGTCAAATCGGCGGTTGCGTCGCCCATAATCGCCGATTGGTCGCCCACGGCGGTATAATAATGCGAACCAACGGGCAAATCAATGTACGGCAATCGTACAATGTCCCATTCGTGGAAATTCGCACGGGTGCGGCGGTATGCCTCACGGTCAACACGGGTTAAGATACCAACGTTTCCATCGGCAACGGCAAACATTGTTCCCATTTTATCCGATTCGTCTGTTACGTTGTTAGTATAATGCAATACTTTGTTGTCGTATTCCATGCGCTTATTAACGTCGTTGTAAACGCCATGTTGCGCCAACTTACGAATTAGGCTATCAACCCCCGCATTTGCGATAAGGTGGACATATTCCGGGTAACAATTCGCTCGCATGATTGGGTTAATGTCGCCCAAAATCTCGGTTGCCATTTGGGTTGGAACTTGAATAACGTTTCCGGTCTCCGTGTAATTGAGCAAAGTTTTGAAAACCTGCGTTTTGTTCGCCTCCAATGCGGCAACGGCTCCCTTATCCAAAGCATCCGCCAACGCACGGGTTGTTTTCTCCATTTTGCGCATGAAATCATGTTGATACGAAATTTCATTGTTTGAATACGCCGCCGGAACCATCGTAAACCCGATTGCATAGGTAGCCCAAACAAGCGTTACCAATGCGGACGTATTTTCATTATCAGCAATAACGCATGAACGCACGTTGCTAACCTGTACGTTTTCGTCATAATTGATAACCGGAACTTGTACCGTGTTGCCGATACTTACTAACGCCCTATCTCTCAAATTAGGGCTAATGATTGAGTTGGGGGCGTTGGTTTGCTCAATAAAGAAATCCAATGCGCCGTACTCACACGGGCGGAACATATTACGGTCTAACTCCGGGTTCTCTATCCGCCAATTCTGTACTCTTGTTGCAATTAAACTCATTGTTTAAAAAATTAAATTGTTTATAAATGCGGGTTTACCCTTCACCCGTGTTGTCTTTTACTTTTCCGGTAATGCGGAAATATTATTGTCTTTCCATGCTTGTTGCATTCCGGCGTCAAATTCAGCCGTTCCGACTTTTAACCCTTGCTGTTCCAACGTCGCCGTAATTGCGTCGTATGCCTCAACCCTCGTTTTTGCGCCGGATATGTCAACGGTAACATTACCGCCTGCACCGCCTCCACTTGGTGCGCCTGTACCACCGCCCGCCGCTTTGCGTCCCTTATCCAAAATACCCATTGTTTCCAATTCACGGGTCAAAAGGTCGCCGGGGGTGTACGGGTTCAACTGATTGTTCGGGTTGCGCATGATTGCGCCGTTTTCGTCCTTAAACGCTAACATTTTGCCGCCCTTTCCGTCGTCGATAAATTCGGGGTTCATGCCCTTAATCTTTGCAATCGCTTGGTCTAACAAAACCTTTGTTGCGCTTTCCGGCAACCCTGCCTTAAACTTCAATCCGGCGGTTGCTGTCTGCAATGCCGTTTCAACACGAATGCCGAACACCTCGTTTGTGTGGGTTTGTTCGGCTTGGTCGTATTTCGTTTTGAGGTCGTTGTATTGGGTCGTAACGCTTTGCAAATCTGCCTTTGCTTGCTTCAATGCCTTTGCGGTTTCCGCATCCGTCGCACCGTCGGCAATGGCTTTTTCCAAACGTGCCTTTTCTTTGGTTAGGCTGTCAATCTGTGATTGCAGACCGTTTGCGCCCTCAACTTTGGTTTTGAACTCGGTTAATACTCGTTTGGCGTAATCAAACGTTTTTTCGGTTCCGTTCTTGGCGATACCGGACACCGCCAAAATATCGGCATCCAATCCGCCGTAAATTTCGCCCGTCTTTTTGGCGATAACGCTATTTTCGTCGTTGGCGGACAATGTTGTAATTGCCGCAATTTGTTCGTCCGTCAAACCGGACAAAGCCGCATTTGCAATTAAAATTTCTCTCGTTAACATAATTCTTTCCCTTTGAATTAATTAAGTGCGATTGCTTCTACTGCTCCGCTGTTTGCGTTAATAATATCAATTGTGTATTTTGGCGAATCCTTGGTTGTGTCAACCAACCAACTAACAACACGTGCATGGCTGATTTTCTTTTCAACCTCTTTTGTTACCAAAATGACGTCGGCAATTGTTCCGCCCTCAATACATTCAATCAACTTTTTCTTTGTTGCGCCATCCAATGCGGCGACGGTTGTTGTTACTTCAATAACCAAATTATCCTGCTGTGCAATCTGTGCCATAATCGTATTTTTAATGGTTTAATATTCTGTTACTTTTTCGCTCCGGGTTTGTCCTCGGCTTCTGCCTTTGCCTTTGCATCGGCTTTGGTTTCTTTGGCGGGTTCCGCCGGGATAATTCCCGCCGCTTTCAATTCTTCCAAAATCTCCTTTTTCAATGCTGCCTTTTCCTCGGCACGGGCTTTGGCGTCCGCCTCGGCTTTCGCTTTGGCATCGGCTTTGGCTTTTTCCTCGGCGGCTTTGGCTTTTTCTGCCTTTGCCTTTTCGTCCGCCTCGGCTTTCGCTTTCATGTACTCGTTGGGGTCGTGCAATACGGTAATCGTGTAACCCTGCTTTTTCAGATTGTCGGCAATGCTATTTTCATAACCCTTTTTGCCGAACTTCTGAATACGGGGAATTGATAACCGTTTGCCCGTTTCGCTGTCGAATTTCTTAATTTCGATAACGCAATGATACAAATGTTTCTCATTGTCGGGGACAATGTAATTTTCGGGCGTAACGTCGATAATCGCAACGTCTTTAGTTTTGCCCTCGCTTACTTTCACTCGCATAGCTTTAATTTATTTGTTAAACTTCCAAATATACTTTCCGGCTGTTTTATATCTACCAATACAACACGCACGTATATTTTGATACGCAACCCCTGTAATCGTTTGAGCATCTGTTAATGTTGCATAAGTAGCAATATAATTACCGCTTAAATCATATTGATTAACAGAAACTCCACACGCTTTACGCATTGCATGTTTTCGGTTAGCGATTGATAATTCAAAATTAATGTTCTCTCTTTGAGTACACCAACGTAAATTATCAATTCTATTATCCGTTTTAATGCCGTTGATATGGTCTATATAATTTTTGCCGTCAATTCTAACTAAAAATGTATCAGCAACTAATTTATGAACATGATATGTTTTTTGTTTATGGTTAGCATATAAAGATAAAACAGCATAACCCATATTGTTGATATAAGGCTTTAGTAATTTGATTTTCCCTTTTTTCAAACTACGAATACGCCCTAATGTACTAACTTGGTATATGCCGGAATAACCTTGTATATCCTGCCAAACCTCACTACTTAACATTGTGTTCATTTGCGTAATCATTAAATTTATTTGTTATAAAATTTATCTTAGAGTTGAACGGCATATTATACCCAAACTCCAATACGTTCAAATACTCACGCTCAAATCTGCGTACAAAGTTAGCAAAATTCAACTTTATACGCATATCGTTTTCGCTGATAATCTGTTTGTCGTACAAATCCAATACCTCGTTACGGGTCAAATGTCGGTACGGTTCCAATTCCGCCAACGTCAACATACGTTGCAATTGGGTTGGATTGTTCCGGTATTCCGTTTCGATAATTTGGTTTTGTAGTGCGTCTAATTCCGCCTCGCTTGCGCCGCTTTCCTTTGCTACCTTGTAACGTTCCCGTAACTCCGTTGCGTTGGATAAATAAAACTCCGTGCCGTAATTGACTTTTGCAGAAACGAACAAACCGCCATACCTCAAACGGCAAACGGTTTCATCGACGAATTGTTGCGCCGCCTCAAATCCCTTTTTTACCCGGTTTAATACCGTGCTTTGGCTCTCAAAATTCGCCTGTATTTGTTGCTCGTTCAATGCGTCCCGTGTAGTTATTTCCTCGTTGGTTCCAACAACCGACGTAATAATATCGTTCTTTAGTCGGTTTTCTTCCTCAACGTTATAATCCAAACTCCCACGGTCAACGGTCAACATTTGCACCGGGTTACGCAAATCGGGTTGTTTGTCCCCGTCCGGGATTGGTATTTCAACGAACGACCCAACGCCATTAATACGACTATCCCCGCATTTGGGGCAACGCATCAAAAGCCCGGCGGCATCCAATTTATAAAATCCCTGTTTGTCTTTCAAAAACCCACCGTCGCAATAATCGCCATTTTCGCCGTTACTGAAATCGCAACTTTGTTCATACCCGGAATAAATCGGATATGCGCCGTATAAGTCTAAATGTCGCTTACTGATATGGTAAAACAAAAACCAATCCAACGCCTCCAATTGCTTTGTTAGCGGGGATTGTTTAACGTCGGGTTCTGATAGGCTCAACGGTTCGTTCCAAAAGAAACGGGCGGGACAATAACCGACGTCGTGCGGGTTATCAACCAACAATTCGCCGATATTATGGTTTTTGTCCTCTCTGAATACCCTATAACGTTCGTCGTCAATCACTGCGATACGTTCCCCGTCCTGCCTAAATATGATATAATCCATTACCCCCGTCGTCGGGTTGGCTCTGTAATCAATCACGGACGCAATAGGCAACCAATAAAAATACGGTTGCGGGTATTTGTCGGCGGGGTTTTGTTCGCTCGGCATATCGACAATAAGAACGCTATTTATTTCGGTTTGGAAAAACTCCCATCCTTTTGTACTCCAAATTTCCGGTTCGTGTAATACGTCTTGGCGGTAATACTCCCAATCGTCCCTTTGTTCCGGGTTTTGGAATTGATAATTGAACGCCGGGTTACGACCGTCAAAAATCCGGCTCAACTTATCAAAACAAACGCCCGTTACCTCGTTTGTTTTAACGGGGTAACGGAACAATGTTTTGAACATCTTAAATTTGTCATGCGGCAATAGGTTAGAAACAAATGCCATAAAATCCGTAATCGGTTGGCAAATGTCAAACGACGTTATACGGGTGCGGGCGTGAAAATTAATGCGCTGTTGGTGATAAATAGCCTTATTTATCGTTTTGCGCTTTTTCGGCTCCGTTATCCGCTTTTTTATTTCGTTTATATCCAATCCCATTGTCTTTGTCAAATTTAAAGTCTGAATTTTCCGGCAATCTCCAACCGCCATTATTAGGCATTCGCAAAAGACGTTCGGCGTGCGTAATCTCGAATTGTTCGGTTACGTTCAATGTATCATTGATTAACGCAACCTTTTGTACTTTCGCCGCCATATCGTCAACCTCCAACGGCAACTTTTAAATCCGTCAACGGATTAAATTCCGGTGCAATGATTGTGAGATTGTCGGAATAGTTAGGCAAAAACGCCCATTGTATTGCGTTGCTGTCCGGGGCTTCTAATCCGCCATGCGTTTTGTCGCCAATGAACAACGAACGGATAGGAATAGGATAATACGTTGTCTTTACCGTTTCATCCTGTATTGCTTCAATACTTCCGTTTTCGTCAAACAGATAAACGCCCAAATTGTCCGCCCAACTTTCGCATTGCAATTCTTTCATTGCCTTAATTACTGATTGGGGGATTTTACGCATTACGCCCGTGAACGGGTTCGGTTCACGCCCTATAATTTCCTCAACGCCTCCCAATGTTTCGTTACCGCCTCCAAATGTTCGGGCGGCTCCGGCTTCGTTGGTCGGGGCTTGGATATACGGGGAAACGACAATCTTTGTACTATCAGCCGCCGCCAACAACGGCGTCCATGAAGCAAGCAAAGTAATTGCCTTTTCGCTCGTAAAACTGTTTTTGCTTCCATCGTCTTTGGTTAAACGTTGAAACGCTACCTTTTGGATTTGCCCGAAACTTTCGGCGCATTTTACGGCGGGAATATCGGGCAATGAAGCCGCCGCCGGACACTTACAAGTAATCATACTCTTTAAATTTTAACGTTAAAAATTACATTTGTTACCTCGTTGGGCTGTCCCTTTGCCCTCTGTATTACTTCTACGTTGCAAAGTTATAAACTTTTTCCGTTATAAACTTGCATATCTCAATTAAATTGTTAGTTACGACGTTTAACGCCCCGGTTTGCGTGTGCGTATGGTTGTATATTACCGTCGGCAATCTCTTTTTCGTAAATCCCGGTTAATCCGTCCTCCGGGTCGTCGTGCGTGTTCGCATCGAAATTGCGCAAAAAGGTTGTAACATGGTCGTAAATCGCTTTGTACCGGGTTTCCCAACCGAACGGCATAATAATACTTTGATTTACCATTGCGGACGCCGTAATTATCCTGCTTTCCTTATTGCCGCCTTGATAAAACGGGTCTGTCATTGCCCGCATTTTCTTTTTAATAACCTTTTCGTAACCCGCACCGCCGTTGTTACTCTCAACCCATACTTTTTGCGTGCCGTTCCTGTTAATCATTGCCGGAACGGTTACGGTTGTAACGTCCGTATTTTCGTCCGTCATTTCCATATCCGTAATTAAAGCAAATAACAACGGTTCCATACGCTTTGTTTTCTCGTTGAAAATCATGTTGTCCGATTTATAAACGTCATACGTGGCGGCAAACAAAAGGTCGTCCCCCTCATCGGCAACATCTATGTATGCGCCGGAACGTATGTACGTGCCGTAATCGGATTTTTCAACCCATGTTTTGAACGGTTGATATAATCGACCCTCGGCGGAACCGGGGTTGCCTTGATAGAGGCATTGAAATTGTACCGGGTCTAATGCTTTTTGCGCTTCCAACTTTTGCTTACTGTGTCGGCTTTCCCATAATGCCGCCCCCGGTTCCCGTGGGTCTATCTCGGTCGGTTCCCCGGTTTTCAATCCCTCAAAATTTATGCGCACCCACGCCCCCGGCGTTACGTTCTCTAAATCCGCCCAACACTTAACATCAATAATCGTTTCGCCGCTCTTTTCAATGCGCCCTATCAAATCGTCGTCGTGCCAACGGGTAAATACAATCAATTCTTGACTATCGTTGTGTAAACGGGTGCGTACAACGGTCGTGTACCATTTCCACGCCGCCGCCCGTACTATCGGGCTGTTACCCTCGGCGTAATCCTTATACACGTCGTCCAATATCGAAACGTCCACGGTTTTAGACGTCAGCGAACCGCCACGACCGACGACACGCAACGACCCCTTACGCCCTACCATTTCGATAACATCGGAATTGCGCAAATAGGTATTAGCCATTGTTACGACGTTTGACCCATTTAAGTACGTGCCGGGGAATAATTCACGATACCGGGGCGTGTCGATTATTCGTTGAACGTCCCGGTTAAAATCCCGTGCAATTGTCGCCGCATACGAACCGATACATATTTTGCGGTCGGGGTCTAACCCCAACATAAATGCGGGTAATTTACGGCTCGACCCCTCCGATTTGCCATGTTGGGGCGGTTGTTGTACAATCATCTTTCGTATTTTGCCGTGTGCAAACATATCCAACAACGTATAATAAACGACGTGGAACGGCTCTAATACTAAATCCGGTTGCATATACCGGGCAAAGTTGATAAGGCGTTTACGGGCGGCGGCTTTAACAAGCAAATCCGGTTGTTGCCGGATTGCGTCGTACATCTGCAATAATTGTTCGTTGTTCATTGCTTTGCTCCTTTCTCCCATTTAGCACACGCCCGACGACCCCGGACAATGTAATATTGATAATGCGGGCAACGTAAACAAATCGGGTTCCCGTTCAAATCCCGGTGTCTATGGTCGTCCGTTATCCACTCGGAAAAACGGCACGTATCGCAAATCTCGGTTTGCCATTCCGGTTGCTTGGTTCCCGGACGGGGTGCGGTTACTCTCTTTGCCATTATTGCGCCCCTCCTTTCTCCAACAATGCCTTTTGATATTCGGCGGATTGCAGTTTATCAGCCAACGCAAACAACATATCGTCCGGGATTGCCTTAACGTCGTACTTTGGTTTATCGTCGTCGGTCGTGGCGTTATATCCGGGTATCTCAATTTTAACGGGTGCATCAAACCCTAACATTTTTGCCCGGCGTTGCTGAATGTTCAAAAGCAAATCCAAAAACCGGGGGTTCCCGGCGGACGTTTCGGTTGCGGTTTCATTGTACCCGTAATATTCCGGGTAGCCGTCCTCGGCATCGGTTTTGATTGGTCGCCCCTTGTTGGTTTTCTCTTTGGTGCGCATCTTTCCGGTTTTCGACGCCTCCCACGCCTCCCATGCTTGTTGCTCCATCTTATCCAATTTGCGCAATTCTTGTGTAACGTATTCGTCGATATTATCCAACCGTTCCCGTTTCCACTCAATAAGGCATTGTTGCAAATCGTAATAAACCATTTGAAAGGTTATTGTATAACCCATTCCACGCGCGGACAAATCCCGGTTCAATGCGTCCGCAATTTCCCGGTACGAATACCCACGCAAAAACAAATCGGAACAAAACCGAATGTCGTAAATTCGTTGTTCCTCGGAACGTTTATTATAGCCTAATGGCTTCTTTCTCTTTTTCATAGTCAAACCTCCTTTGCTGTCAAATCGTACTCCCATACATAGCCGCCCGCCGTTTTATATACTCCTTTACAACATCGGGTAATCGTTATATTTTTTATTCCCGTTTTTCTTTCCGCTTCCCTTATGGATTTATACCGGGCAATTTCGTTTCCGGCTTTTGAACGTTGTATTACAGCTTTAGCAATTTTATTATGTTTGCCGTTATATGTATTGTTATACTGATTATCGCACCATTCCAAATTATCGGCATTATTATTAAACTTATTTTCGTCCTTATGATTTATTTGTTTCCGGTTATTTAGATTTTGAACAAATGCCATTGCAACCAATCTATGAACCAACAACGCATTTGGTTTACCGGACTTCGACAACCTTACTTGCAAATAACCCTTGCCGCTTATAGTTGGTTTTAGCAACTTGGTTTTTCCTGTCCTCCCATAATTGAGGCTTTTTACATTACCATAATTGGATATTTGGTAATTCTCAAAACCGGGTATATCTTTCCAAACTTCCATATATCTTTTTTTTGCAAAGGTAACAAATGTTTTTCGATTGCAAGTTATTTGCGTGGAATTTCCATTTTAAGAGGCTTTTGTTATTAACTCAATACTTTTATCGTCTTAATGGTTATCTTTTAACCACGGGGCAAATTTGCGGGTTTTCCGGGGCATTGCCAAACCTTTGTTATCTCATGTACATAAACGGCAAAACCCCGGCTTGTTTCCGGGGCTTTTATGCCTATTGTCCTATACCGTTTTCGTATCTCCCATTTGAGCAACGAAAATAATGTTGCGTTCCACGGGGGTTGGTGTATTCCGTTCCCCCTTTCATTTCCTTCATTGCCAAACATACCGGGGCGGGCTTTCCATTTACCGGAAATTCCGGGTTGAAATATCGACACGTTCCGCATATCTTTTCGGGGCGTCGATTATCCGGGGCGCATCCGGTCGGCATATTGGGAATTTCCGACGAACATTTATTTTTCATTGCGTCGCCCTCCTTTCCGTTTATTCTTTGCCCGGCATTTGTTCCGGGGGTTCTTTTTCAAATCGACCCGTTGGATTTGTATTTCGGAACCGGGGAACATATCAGCAAAGAAAGCCGCCATTGCTTGCACTTCCTTTGGTACGTCGTGCGCCTCCGGTTTCTTGTACTCCGTTTTGCGTTCCGGTTGCTTTTCCATTTTGACGGCGGGGCAAACGTCGATAAGCGGGCAACCCTTACAAGTGTTCACGGGCTTTGCTTTCTTTTCGCTTTCGCAAATCGCTTTATATTTCCGGTCGTAATCCGCCGTTCTAAATCCGTGGTAATCGTCCCGGTGTGCGCTTGCACGTGTAAACATTTCCATTGCTTCAACCGCAATGCGGGCTAAAATAAAATCCGGGGTATCATTAAACGCCTTTTCCATTGAATTACGGTTTACCACCTCGGCAATCTCATTAATAAATTGTTCTCTGTTAATCATCGCTCTTTAATTTTTAGGTTTATATTCTTGGCAACGACACGTTCCGCATGATTGTTCAGATTTGAACGCCTCGCAATATCCGTTACCGTTTACGTCCTCATTCGTGAAATTGGCACAATCGCCGCATCCTTTGTTTGTGGGTTCCTTTTGGGTATTTTCGACGGGATTGTTTTTAGGTTCAAATTCCCGTTTAAAATCCTTTTCCGGTCGGGCGGTAAATCGTCCGTTCAATTCCCGGATAATGTACCAACTTTCCGGCACGTCAACGAATATGCCGTTGCCATCAGGAAAAGAAAACATTGCTTTGCCGTCCGGGGTTCGGGGCGTCGTAACCGTTCCGCCTCCGGTAAATCTCAATACGGCGTCCACATTGTCCCGTCTAAATTGGATTGCGCCAACCTCTAACAAGGTGCGACAATACCGGGTTCCCGCCGTGGTGTCCGGGTCGATTAATCGGGTGCGCATTTCCTCCGGGTATTCCTCCGGGTCGTACTTCATAAGAACCGACTGCCTACCATCGGCATAAAAGAACTCAATAAGACGGTCGCCCAATCGTCCCCGGATTGCCTGTTTTAACGCCTCAATCCTTTGTCCCTCGGCTTTATCGTTTCCCTCGCTTCCATTTTGCGCCCAACTCAAACGTATTGAGGTATCGGACGCCGTAACCTCAATTTCTTGTTTTGTTATGTCCTCAATCATTTCGCACATATCGCAATCAAAGGGGCTTAATACTTGTTTGTTCATCGCTCTAAAAATTTATTTGTTATTACTATCCGGGGCGGCTTCAACCTTAACCCCGGCAATTGTTCCGTTATAATTAAATTCCAATGTTTCGACGCCCTTAAATCCCCCGACGATACGCAACAAACGCCAATAAATCGTTTTCCGGTCGCTCCTATGGAATTTATCGCATTGCCTACCAATTCCGGGGCAATCTTCCCTTTTAATTTTGCATCGAACGCAACGTTGCGTAAATATTGCGGGGTTGTTGTTGGCTAATCGTGCATCCGCCGCCGTCCATATCTCGGCAATCAATACCATACCCCGGTAAACGCAACGTTCGCCGGGGCTGTATTCTCTATTTGGGTCGAACGGTTCGGGTTGCTTTACTCTCATTCTTTGCCCGCTTCGTTTACATAGTCAAACAATGCGTCCAAATCTTCCTTTGCGCCTTTTACGCAAATTCGTACCCTATCGCCGCCCGCTAATGCGATTTCGACAATCTCGCAATTATACCGGGGGGCGTTTATCTGTATCATTGCCGCCGTGGTATTCGTTACAAACTCGTTTCTTTCTTCCATGCTCTCGGATTTTTGTAGTAAATAAAATGTTTCCGTTGGTTCGTTCTCGCTTTGGCACGCCCCCAACAAAAGCGTTGCCAAAGATAACAATAAAATCTTTGCTTTCATCGTTTTACCTTTCTTTTAATCCATATAAACCGTATGCCAATGCCGACAAACAATATTTTCGCCTCAATGTCAACGTAACGGTCGTAACCGTTGACCGCATCCACAGACACGCCGGGAATAATAAACCAACTCTTATATTTCCAATATTCCCGGACGTAAACAGATACGCCAACCCGTCCGATATGGAACCCAATTTGCGCCGTATGTACGTCGCCATTGTTGCGGATAATTCCAACTTGTTTTTTACTCATTTCCTTTTCTGTTTAATAATTCGTAACTCTGTTTATCAACTACCAACGCCCGTGGGTATTCGGTTATTACGCCTTTGGTATATACGAGATTATAGATACCCAATTGCCCCTTAATTGGAAACTCAACAACCCGCCGGGGGTTCCGCATCATCCAACCGAACCCCTTTGTAATGCTTTTGCGTTTTTCCGGGGGTATGCGTGTATTCTCCCAATCTTCCGGGGTAAACTCGGCGACGGGCTTAACGTCGTATAATTCGACCAACCCCAACGTTACGCCGTTTTCATATCCGGGGATAACAGGATTGGCGGACGAACAAACCATTAAATCGCCCCGGTACGGCGTGTTTTTGCTTCGTACCTCAATACACTTTTCGCCGTAAACAATCCCGTTGTCCTCATACGCCGCCGTTACCAACTGCGTTGCATACGGATTTTTGACGGTTAACGCCCGCCAACGGTCGTGTTGGGCGGGCTTGTAATCTTTGTTATTAAATTGCATAATCGTTATTTTCTTCGTTAAACAAATCGTAATTCGCCGGGACACAATAACCGGGCAATAATTCCCGGTCAATCCCGGACGCATTTACAAAACTATCTTTCCAATATATCCGGGGCGTCTTATTCGGGTGCGCCTCCCAATATTCGGCGACGTCGTTATAAAATCCCAACGTTTCCTTTTTCGTGTATCTGCAACCGCTTTGTAACCCTATTTTAAACAGGTCAACGAACGGGTACGACAAAGCAATTACAGAAAACGCCCGGTCAAACATTCCCACGGGGATTGGTTCAACGCTTGCAAAGGTACGGAACCCGTGGCGTTTCGCCCGTGCCAATGCGTTTATACGCATCCGGTTTGGGCTTGCTTTTGGCTCCAATTCGTCGCACCCGGTCAACGTGGAACCAATGGCAATGCGGGATTTATCCCAACCCTCGGACGCCTCGGCAAAGTCGATTAAAATATTGATACCCTCGGCGCATTTGCTCAACACTTTAACCGGAACGCCGTGGCGTTGACAAACGCCGATTGCTTGGCGGGTCAACCTTTGTGTTTCCGGCAATAATGGGTCGGTTGTAAACGAAAAGAATAACCCCGTTTTTTGCAATTCGTCCTTATGCTTCAACAACTCATTCGTAAATATATCCAATGCGTATGGATATTCCCGTAATGCCTTTTTCAATTCCGGGGTATTGCCGCCCAACACTTTTGCGCCCCGCCTTTTGCGCAAATAACAATACGTGCATCCGTTGGAACAACCAACGTAAAAGTTGGCGGCGTTCTCGGCATATTCCCCGGCTTTTCCTTTTGGGCTGTAAATAACCCGTCCGTTTATCGCTCCCATAACTCAAACAGATTAAAACGGTAAATCGTCCGACGGTTCCGGGGCGGGTGCGGGCGGTGCGGTTGGCGGGGCTTGCGTTCCGGCTCCGGTTGTTTTCGGGGTCAACATTTCCATATCGGTTGCGACAATCTCGGTAATGTATCGTTTCACGCCTTGCGCATCGTCATAACTCCGGGTTCTCAATTCGCCCTCAATATACAGTTTGTCGCCCTTTTTGACGTACTGATTGGCGACCTTTGCCAACCCATTTTGCAACACAATGTTGTGCCACTCGGTACGCTCCGGGATTTGCCGCCCGTCCTTTGTCGTAAACCCCCGTTTAGTGGTTGCCAACGAAAAGGTCGCAACACAACCGCCGTTGTCAAACTCCTTAAAATCCGGGGCTTTCCCGGTATGTCCTAATAAAGTAACTTTGTTTACACTCATAATCGTAATTTATTTTTTATTGAACTGATTAACGCCCTAAATTTACAACGTTTTGTTTTAGGTAGAAAATATGGTTTGTTTTCCGTGGAATAACAATAAAAACTATTCGGACAATCCATTGTCCCCCAACGGATGCAATTGTTACAACTCTTTTTCATGTTTGAATTTAACACCATCCAACAAATACAATTTCTTATTATCAGACCAACCCGCCGCCATGTTTAAGGCTTTACGGTCGTCGTCATGCACAAACTCGCAATACCACGAATTGCCGCCAACGTTCGCTTTTTCTTTTAGTCGTACCAATTTACCCACAATGTACTTGGCAAACTTGGCGTATGCGCTTGTTTCCGATATATGGATAACACGACGTTCGGCGTTTATTTTTGGCAATTCTTCGATTTGCGGGCGTTTTTCCTCGGCGGGGTATCTTTGTACCCTCTGAAAGTCTTTTTTGATTGACGACCGGGAAATTGCCCCAAAATCGGGGGTTCTCTTTTTGGTTCTCATTAAACTAACTTTAATTGTTGATATTCGGTTTTCATTAACTCAATTAACCGCATATTTTCCGGGTATATTCTCATTCGTTCCCGGTCGCCATTCTCCCAACATGAATGATGTTCAAAACATAGTATATTTATATTTCTTGCATCATGCGCCATTTCGGGAAACGAACCACGGGTCAATATATGCGAACAATAAACGGCGGAATAATTCCGTAACGGCTTTAAACATTCCTCGCATCGGTGCGGCTTATGTTCCCAAACCCAACGGAAAAAGCGTTCATTTGCCGCCATGATATTTGCGCCCCGTCCCGTAATACAATGCCCGAACAATTCCCGTTGTATCTCAACCCTCAAACGAATATCCATTGTAAAATGCTTTATATCAATCAGGGGATTATACCCCCGATTGATACAATATTGGTATTCGTCCCGGTCTGTCAACAAATACGGTTCCATACTCTTACATTTCCGCCGTTTCGTCGTTCGGTTCTGGGTCGTCCGCCGGGTCGTTAATATCCGGGAACAATCCGTTATCCTCTACCTTTTCGGCATTCAATCCGGGTGCGGGTTCGCCATCAGCCCCGAACAACTCCAATTGCGCCTTTTTGCCCTTGAAAAGAAATGCGTAAACCTCGGTTTCAATGTCGGCGGCAATTTCTTCTAATTCTTCCTCAAACCCGAACGTTTCCGTATTGAATTTAAGGCGGGGCGAATTGATTGCGGTTTTCTGATTGTTAGACACGGTAAACAACCCGGTTAAAACAACCCCTACGTTATCGTCTTGACCGGAAAAGGACACGCCCCGAACCTCTATGTTTTTCAACATTTCGTCGGCAAAATCCCGTGATAATTCGCTTTGCTTTTTGGTTGCCTTGAAATCGGACGTTTCAACCATTGAAAGAAAGGACGTAATATTAAAAATCCGTCCCATGATTGGGCGCAAACGGTCGAAACAATCCCGCAAATCCGGGTGTATGTCCTTTGCACTTTCGACGTGGTATTTGTTCGTGTAACTCTCATTACCGATTGTTTCGGTAACTTCATAATGTACGTCTAACCCGCCGTCCTTTGTCTTGACTTTCGACAATGCAAACGCCTTTTCGCTTGGTATCAACATAACGTTTGCGGCTTTTTTTTCTTCGCTCATTTTTTAATTATTTGATTGTTACCGGGAATACGCCCGGAACGGTTTTATAACTTAAAATTCTGTTTCGTCCAATAATTCCCGTGTCTTACTATTCGACGGAACCGCCGGGCGTTCCGGTTCCGGGGTTGGTTCCGGGACGGGTTCCCCGGTTCCGATTGGTTCCGTTACCGGGTTGGGGTCGTGGAACTCAATATTGCGCCCGCCTTTGGGCTTTTCCGGCTCAAATTGGGCTTTGAGTTGTTCCGCCGGGTATTCCTTTTGCGCTAACTCAATAATCCCCAAATTAACCAATTCCGGGACGCAACGGCGCAACGCCCTTATGTCCTCTAATGCGTCATGCGCCGGGAATGTTTCGCCGGGGAATAACTTACTATATAATTCCTCTAATTTGGGATATTTTCCCGGTCGCCCGTTTGAATACAATGCGCCGACAAACTTAATTGTTTTCATCATTGTATCAATGCGTTTGCCCTTATGTAATGCGTCCTCAACGTGTGCGTCGTAATATTCCCGTCCACAATAGCGCAAAACGTTTGCTTTTAACATTGAACTATCAAAGTAAATATTGTGCGCACATACAAGCGGGGCGGCGTTGGCATCCGCTAAAAATTCGTCCACAACCTCGGCAAACGGCACACCCTCGGCAATTGCCCGTTCGGTTGTTATACCATGAATTGCGGTTGTTTCCGGGGGTATCTCGTAATTATCGGGTTTGATAATATAACTTTTTTCCTTATCGCCCAACGACCATGCCAATTGGACGACGTGCGGGAATTGCTCAAAATCCGCATCCCATTTCAAACCCTTTGCCGGAACCCCGGTTGTTTCACAATCAAAGAAACAAATGTCTTTTAATTCAAATTTTTGCATAACCTTAAATCATTAAATCGTTAATTATTACTTTCGCTCTCATTGCGGTATTTATTCCGCTTTTTCTCAACTTCTAAAACGTCCCGGTTTTCGTCTATATACTTTTGGACGTCCCGGTTACAAAACGGTTTTCCGTCCAACCAAAGCAAATGCCAATACGGTACGTTTTCCATCGGTTGCCCCTTAAATTTACCTTGCGGCATCGGGGATTTGTCGTTTAATTCCATACTAAAAAAGTCTTTTTTGCCCGTCCTCGTTGGGGGTTTGTTCAACATATTTTGCCCGTGTAATCCAAACGCACCCGCACCGCAAACACTTTATCCGGCTGTAATGCTTTGGCGTATATTGGTACCTTATAATTCGCCAATCTTTCAAAGGGAAACATTTACGGGGTTGGTTACACTTGCAAAACATATCATTTATATTTCCATTTAAAACCAAATGCTGTTTTCAAAACGCCATTACAACAATTACTTATAGAACTACGTCCAAAGCCTAAACTTCTTTCAACTTCCATTGCTGTAACCCATTCTTTTATAAAGCTACCCGATAAATCAAATTGCAAAACTGCCTTGCCTCCCTTATTTAGTTTTTTACCAATATACGTATTGGGGGCTTTTAAATTATTGCTATTTTGTTTTGCTGTTACCCATCGTAAATTACTGACTTTATTATTAATTTTATTACCATCAATATGGTCTACTTCCGGCATATTATTTGGGTTCGGAATAAATAATAATGCTACAATTCTATGTATTACAACATTTTCTTTTTCTCCATTTTTACATAGTGATACAAACAAATAACCACGCCTTAATGATTGTTTCAAAATACGTTCTTTTCGTATTCTTGTTTTATTACCGCATTTTTCCAATCTTTCAATAGACCTAATTTGCCCGTAATTACTAACCTCATACAACCCTTCATATCCGGGTATTTCTTTCCATATTTCATTTTCCATAATCAAATTTCATTTGGGTCTGCAATATACAAACAATATTCTTCACTTGCAAGTTGTTTTATAAATTCGATATGTTCTATTAATTCAGCATTGCTTAACTCTGCAATTGTCCGCAACCGGGTTTCATATTTCCCGGTGTTAATATCCGGGGTCTGCTCATACATAACCGGGGACAACTCACGCAAACGTCGTTCGGTTTGTTCCTCTGTAAGACGTTCGCCCGCCTCCCAAATTGCGTACTTAAACGTCGGTACAACATAGTTGAAATAATACCCTTTCAAAGCCTCGGACGAACCGGGGGACGCAACAATAAACCGGGCAATAATGCGGGAACCTTTCCAACCCTTGAAAAACTCGTTTAATTCCCCCATGTACATTGCCAACCCGCCGTTATTGTTTATTGT